AACCCCGATCAAGGCTAATCAACCCCCCGCCCCGGCGTGCCGGCAAATATCCAAATCCTAAATTCCCCCCCCATTTCATAAAACCCAAACTCCTCCCTCACCCCCCCTCGTCAGCAACCGCGCATTCAGCATCTTCCTGATCAACATCCTCTTCCCACCCATCCCCCGCAGCGCCTCTTGTTAGCATGCCCCATTAGGGCTGTTCAATCGCGATTTCCCATTTGCGCCATATCGGTTCTATTTCGATTGTTGTGAGAGGCCGGACCCCGTAAATTCCCTCCCGTCCCGGGCGGTTAGCTCAGTGGTAGAGCGGCGCCTTTACACGGGTTACGGTGTGTTTTTTCCCACTTTCACCCATTTATCCACAACTACGCAAGTTGCACAGCTACAAGGCATTCTAGCGGGTTTTGGAAGAATCCATTTTACCCCAAGAATGCCCAAATTTTTTCGTCGGTATAGATTTTGGTATAGACAAATCGGTAGGGGTAGAGCTGGTCGCATTTGCTTTTAGGTTCCTGAAAGACGCGAAAATGGGGGCCAATTTTGGGCCGGGTGGTATAGACAAATCTCTTGAAAGAAGGCCGAGGGTTGAGCTGGTCGCAGATGCTCATCCGCTCTAGCCGGGGGCGAGAAAAGCACGGGGACAGGGCGTGGGCGGTGAGGGATTTGAACCCCCGAGCAACAGAATGTAAATCTGCCGCTCTACCACTGAGCTAACCGCCCGGAGCGGGAGGGAATCTACGGGGTACCGTGGCCTCCCACAATCGCAAATTTTCAGGGCTGCTGGCAGGCGGTTTTTCTCACGTTCAGGGAGATTTCCCTGATTCTTTCGCTTATAACCACGTCGGCGAACGCTAGGAGCGCCAAGGCGTCAGTATGGCTTGTAAATCTCTCCACAATCCTCGGCGTGCCGCCCGGGTCTAATTTGAACGCGATGATGCTACCCACACCCTCACGTTTTTCCGTTTCTTGGCTTTCTTCTTTCATTATAATACGGGCACGCCATTCCATTCCTTTCCATCTAACACCCTTCCCAGCTTATGAGGGTGCAAGGCGTTATACTGCTTGAAAAAGAATGGGACGCCCGCCTCTTGGCATTGCTCCCGTATATCTCTCACCCATTCTGGATTCATGGGACGCCATCCAGGGCCACTCTCACCGCCTACAATGATCCAGTTAATTTTATTTCGCCCAAGATACTCCCTTAAATCCAACGGACCTAGCAACGGCTCGCACGATAGGAACCGCACGGCACAATCATTAGACAAAAGATGGGGGATTCTCTTCACCGCGTATTCTTGGCTCTCCACACTCGTTCCAAGCCATACATTAAACGGAATTTCACGGCCACGGTAGAAGCCCGCAATGTTTTCGGGGCGTTTGGTTAAGAGGAGCCAATTCAGGCGGACAGTCCGGCGGGAGCTACCCCGCATTGCAGAGAGCCTTGGGGTAAAAGAGGCGGACGAGGCAAGGGAGAAACTTGAGATAACCGCTAATAGTGTCTCGCCACTATTGCTACCCGGAGAGAGCATTGAGTTTGACCCGGACTTTGTTCCCGACGATTAGCCAAACCTACTTACCCGCTACGCTATCCGGGCTTACCGAGGTTTCCCCGCGCTCATCCTGCAATTTTTCCACGCGGTCTAACCGCTTTTGAATATCCTGTAAACGGGTTGTGTCTTGCGTCATTGAGGAGCCGAGTGAATCCAGCTTGGCGTTAATTTGACTTAGAACAACCGTGTTGCTGTCTTTGTAGGCGTTGAATTCGACACGTTGAACGAAATGAAAATCGGCGAAATGCAAGAAACTGTAGAAAATGAGAAAGCCGATGAGTCCCAAGAGCCACCGCGTTAACGCTCCCCAATCCCTCTCAAATGCTGCGAGTTTCCTAAGTCTTTCAACCATAAGTTATAGTCTTAGGTACTCTCTCAAATCCTGAATCCTGTTTAACCATCCCACAAGGTAACGCGCATCCTTGGAAACCTCCTCAGCTAACCGCCTGTAGAATTGCTCCCGCGCATCTAGGAAGGCTTTCGCATCCTGCCCTGTCTGCGCCATAATCTTTCTAGCTCTTGAACTGCCAGCATTAACACAGCAATCGAAATAGCATTCACCAAATAGATTGTTGAAACCCTCAATGCCCTCCTTACTCCATTCATCAAAATAAATATTCTGGGCCTCGTCCTTCGTCAGGTGTTCAACGTCAACGTTGGGGTGCGATGCCTTGTCTATTCCAAAGCGGGTTGTGCCGCCGCTGTCGTTTGGATCGTGCTCAGTTGCAACGTAATTCCAATCTCCATAGTGCCCCTTTTTGAAAGCCGTTTCAGCGGAGAAAATAAATGGGATAAACTTTAAGAAACGCTCGCTACACATAGGTTAGTCGATTCCTAGGTTGCCGTAATCTCTTGGCCTTGGTGTGCGCTCTACAAATTCACTTTGTTCTAAGGTAGGTGGTGTATTTCCCACAAAACTCTCTTCCTCATCTGAATGAACAATCTCGTTTGCCGTAGTGCTCTGGGTTTTCCAACTATTCATAACACTGGACGCGGACGCGCCGAGAATGAATGTAACCCCGATTGAGAGGAAAAACTGCAAGAACGGGGAAGGGTCTTTAAGAAAGCCGTAGGAGGTTGCCCCCATGATCAGCAAACCTATTGCCGTGAATACGCCGCACCAGATTTGTTTAGGCTCCTCTAAAAACCGTGGCTCTGAAAGAGGATGTTTGCGCAACTTAGCCACTTGGCGGATTCCCCTTCCCTTCCAGCTTGGCCTCTATTCCCTCAATCGTGGCGACAATAGATTTGAGAAGCGATTTTAAAAGATGCAGGGCGAATCTAACCCCCGCGATTACAAATGGGATTGCGGGCGGGAAGAAGATGCAGAGGCACACCGCCCCGATGATTAAGAGGAGCGGGGACAGCTTGAACACCCATCCCAGAATGCGCCGTATCCAGCTTGGCTTTTCTGCCTCGTATTTCGCCGCCTCCGCGTCTTTCGCCCGCAGAATGCCGTCCGTTGTACTGGTAAACTTCGCAACGCCCTCGCTTTCCGCCGCAATTTGGCTCTCTAGGGGCTTTGACGCTGCAATCGCTTGGTTGTAGCGGGAGTCGCCTTGGACGATTACAGGGGCATTTGAGACGGTTTGGGGCAGAACTGTAAAACTCTGGCCCTGGAACATGAAGGGTTTGACGGTAACGGGTGCCCTGGGTGGAGGAACGAGCCGGGTTAACTGCTCATCAAATTTCTCCGCTAGGTCAAAACGATTCGCCACGATTGCCGCGTGTTCCGCATAGATGCCCTTAGAGATTGCAATATTCTGCCGATGTTGAACCGACGCACACCCTGAAAACGAAAGAATTAGAATGACTGAGGCAAACCGTAGAAAGCGATCCATAACCCTCGTCCTTCTGTCAACTCTACCCTTAGTCTAGTCTTGAGGCTGGTATGCGTAGCCCGAGAGCACAGCCTGAATGGTGGCGTAGTTGTCAGGTCCGAGGGCGTTAAATAAATTCCCCGAAGTAACGGCGGGGATGCTGCCCCTTGCCGGAATACCATTGTTAATAGCTCCCGAGATTTGATTAATTAAGCCGTTAAGCTGGTTTACCATTTGGGTTGCGCTGTTAGATGCCGCTAGAGATTCTGTTATTTGTAGTGCCATATATTTCCTTTGTTGAGTGTCAAAACGAGTTAAACCACGAGCCAATAACTACCATTCGACACAAGACGGGCAACTTGCCATTGTGAAGTGAGGGCGTAGTTATTTCCTGAATCTATAAATTGCGAACTGGTTCCCGTAATCGTTACATTACTTACCCCCGAGTTTATCCTTTTGATTGTGTAAAGTTTTCCCGCATTGTTCGTAGCGTTAGGAAGGGTTAGCATAATCGCTCCACTTGCCGAGATAATGCAATCATTAGCGGTCAAAGTATAATTGCCGGTCTTGGCTGCAAATGCAAAAGCTGCTCCATGTCCATTAAGGTTACCCGAGGGGTCCACCGTTAGACGGCCATTCGCAAAGTTAGCGGAACCGTCCCCTTTAATTTGGGCCTTATAAGATGCGAAGTTTGCGGAACCGTCGCTATTTATTCCGCATTTATCCTGTGCAAAGGTCGCGGAGCCGTCGCCGTTCAAGAAAATGAAATTATTGGCGAGTTGCGCTGAACCGTCGCTGTTTATTTGCGTCAGTCCATTCGCAAAGGATGCCGTGCCATACACACTCATATTACCCGCCCCGTCATCGAGGGTATTGTATAGGGTAGTAACAGCATCTGAGACATTGCCAACAGAAAGAGATATTCCATCTAATGTTTGTACCTGAAACGCAGGTTCCGATTGCTCATTAGCGTTTACAGTCATTCCACCATTAGTATTGATTTGGACACCGAACTGAGAATCACTGTACGCGAATCCCGCAGAGCCGTCAGAATTTAAACGCGACATTCCACCGGGTAGAGAGCCGCCCTGAATGTTATTTATGATTAGGTTACCGTTCCCATCGTCCAGAGTATTGTTATAGGTATAAACCGAATCGTAACTGGTATTTACAGCCAATGCTGTTCCATCGGTTGTAGTTACCGTCAACGCATATCCGGGGTTACTAATAGAGGCACCGTCATTGTTATTGCCGCACGTAATGCTCCCGTCATTATTCAGACCAATTACACCGCCATTTATTGAGAAATTACCTTGCCCGTCATCAAGAGTATTGAAAAGGGTAGTTACAGAATCATATTGACTCACGTTAAACACCTGCCCGTCAATCGTGCTGATTTGCAATGGAGCCGATGCAAAACCGTTCCGATTCAAGATAAAGCTACCGTCCGCAAAAATCTCGCTGTTATAATCAGAGTAAACCGCACTGTAGCCAAACTCAAGAGAGCCATTACTATTGATTAGAGCGCTTCCTGTATTGATGTTAATACTTTTGAAATTAACATTGCTCGTGGTATTTACCGCTTGGTTGCCAGTGATAAAACCAGAAGGGTTAGACGAAGGGTAAAAGTTGCCCGTTGCACCCGAGTTAAGGAAACCAGAAGGATTGCCCACGAGTGGGTAGTATTCGGTTTGCGGGGACACTGAAAAGTTGTTAGAGATTCTTGTGGGAAGGCTCGCGAGGTTGTAGCCCACTCCGTTTCCCGAGAAGGATAAATTAGTCTCGGCCCACAAATCATTCTTACTGCCTATCGCATAATCCAAAAGTGGGGAGGCGCAATTGAAGGAAAAAATCCCAATATTACCGCTAAACGAGGAGATGCCCGCCACGGCAAAAGGGGTAGCTTCCCCGCCCGCCTGCGCCAGATTAAATGTGAAACCACTAATAGAGCCCGAGAAGGGTACGCCCGCGTTGAGGAAAAGAGCATTGACGTTGTAAAGGTTGCCTTTCGCCAGGGTTAGGTAGCGCATCCCTATAAATGGGTCCGAGGGATAGGTAACGCGCGACGCTGAAAGTTCAAGGCAAATATCCAGATTCATAGATTTAATTACTCAATGCCTGTCAAACTGTCCTGCTATCCTGTAATTTCAACGAAAGGTTCCAATCTGTGCCGGATATGCCCCTTGCAATTGGCATCCGTCTCCTCGTGATAGGTAACGATTGTGGTATAAGGGCTGATAACCTTGTCGCCGTCTTTGAATTCGTGCCTAACTACATGATGGCAGGGGGAATGAGGAACACACGCAATACGCAACCCGTTTGCCTTCCACTTCCAGAAACATAGATGGAGGTCTTGGGTGCCTCCGCCCCGCTCGTACCCGATGAAATCTGCCGCATGGAGAGCTTTTTTGTCCAAAAGTACATTCCCCGTTCCTATCCAATCTACCTGCCAAATCATACCGCGTGAAGATTGTGGCATGGCCTCTTGCCCCCAGCCCCTTCTTCTAAAACCCTTCGCCTGTTTCGCGAATACATTGCCAATGGGCGGGCATTTGTTGCTTTCGTCATCTAATCTTTTCATTTCCGCTATCCATGTTTCATCAGGTGCCTTGTCTTTGGGTTGCTTCTCCCGGTGCTCCTTTAGAGCCGTTGAAAGTTCCTCGGGTAAAATGCGCTCGTCCTCGTAGGTGTCTGGTAGAATCTGCCGGTTGTAGTCCCCGAAACCGCCCAGCAAGCCGCCCATGCCTTGTGAAATATACGGGGAGAACGCCACAGAATAGTAATCGTCAAAAGTCAGTGCGCCATAAAGAGAACGCAAATTGTTATGCCGGGGAAGAATGTCGCTCTCGATATTCCAGACGTAATCAGCATTTAAAGAAATCGCCTTGTTAAAGGCTTTGCTCATCATCCTTGCAATCATCACTTGGGCATCAGGTTTATAATTCGTTGTTTCCCTGTAGTCGCCTACTAGGTTAATAAACTCAACGTCCGGCATCAAATCCCTACCAAACTCCGCAACGTTTGGGTTGGGCTCGTCTGTCACATAGATATAAACAACTCTTTCGAACGGGTTAAAGGCCGCAAGGTTCTTTTGAATCTGTGCAAGCTGCGAGCGGATTGCGTAGCCGTAGGACTTTGTAAACGGGCAGGTTATAGCTAAAATCACGTTAGCCGTTCCTCGTGTAAGAGATATATGGGGAACCAAGACCTTGCGCCGTTGTTATCTGATATGCCGCTGGCCCCTCAACCACCTGGACGTAGCCCACAGACGCGGAGGAGGTGAAGCACTCCGTATGCGTGGCAATGAAGGTGCTGCTTACTCCGCTCGGGCCATAAATGGTGCCCTCATACACATTCGCGGGAAAGCAACCCACTTGCGAAGCCGATGCCACGGGGCAGTAGCCCCCGAAAGGCTGGTACCCATTCGAGGCAAGAGGGGCACTTTGGAAATAAGAATTATTGCTATTACCTTCCGGGGCTATCGCCGAGACAAAGCTAGAGGTAGCCGCCGTGTTAGTGGTTTGCGAGGTATAGGATAAGCCCGCGCCGCTCCAACTGTAGCTCCATGATGTGACGCCCGCGCTTCCGCTGTTCGTGGCCGTTGTATTGAGTGGTACGGGTACCGTTACATTTTCTACAACCGAGGACGTGAACGGATAATAGATGGCGGGGTTAATGCTGAGGTTTGTCCCCGCTGCATCGGTCTGCGCCATTGATGCCGGGCTTTTACAAGCGCCCATCAGGTTTACCTGTTCAAAGATATTTAGTGAGCCGTCCGTAATGAATTGGCCCCAATATGTATCAATGCAAGTGTTAACTACATTTGTCTGAGCGTAGAATATGGTACTTGACATACGGGAACGGTCGTTAGTTGCGCTAGATGAGAAAGATGCAAGGTAGCTGTTAGTGTAGAAATCGGTAAATGAAAGCGTTGTGGGTGCTAAAAGGGTAGTAGTAAATGAAATCGTTGTGTAATCAGAGTTTATTGGGAAAAGGACAATGGTTTCCTGAGTAACGGGAATGTTAGTTACCACTGAGTTTTCAAAGGTTATTGCGCTCGGGCACACAAAGGAATTGCCAAGGACGCCGCCAGAGATAACGGAAGTGCCTAAAGAATAATTCTGGTAGGTCGTCGTCATCGCCGCTCTTGAAATATAATCGCCGGATGTAATCGTGGCCGTTGAAGTCCCCGCTGGCACGAGCGTATTATAAGTAACGGTTGTATAAGAATCGGGGTTTGCATATGTGGAATTCCCCGTTGCCGTGTAGCTGCCAAAAGTTACGTCTTGGGTTGCGGTTCCCGGCCAAAAAGTCTGCAAGGTGAAGGAGTCGGCTATATCTGCAATTATATAAACGGCTGTATTAGCAAGGGGGGCAAAGGCGGTTTCCTCCGCCGTAATACTCCAAAGCCATTCATTCTCTGCGCTAACCACTGTGCCGAGTACATACGGTCCGGTAACATTAAAAGTATCCGTTGTAGTTACCGCGCTCGTGACGTTATCCGTTGAGGTAAACCCGGAGCTGGCCGTATAGATGCCGCCAAAGTCACTGTAAGTGTAGCTGTAGGACGAATTCGTTAGCGTGACGGTGCCCGTTGCCGTCGCGGAGGTCGCGGACGTGTAGGTGGCGTCTCCCGCCGTGAGGGTGGCGATGGAACTTGTATAAATGGGTACAGTCTCAGTAAAAGTAGAACTGGTGTTAAAGATGCCGGTTGCCGTCTGCGTGGTGCTAGTTGTTAGAGCTATCGTTTGCGGATAACCCTGCGTCATTGCTATACCCGTTGAAAAATATTCGTCCTCTCCATTTCCGAAATATGATTCCTGCGTATAGGCTGTAATCCAATTGGTAGTTCCCACATTATTTTGGTAGATGGATGTTCCATTTGAATCGAACGTGGAGGTATAATAAAACGTGACGCTATCCCAAGTCCCCTTCCTTGTGCTCGTCCCATCTGCAATGACAGTTGTACCTTGGCTAGATGAGAAGTAAGTTTCTCCACCTTGCGGGAAGTCATTTTGATAGCTCCATGTATTCCAAGTAAGCATATTAAGAGGAAGAAGGAATCCAGATGTAGTAGGGGATATAAGGAAGCGTTCCGGGGTTAGCTGGCGGGTTTTTGTCCACTTGGTAAAGCTCTTGGGAAACTAAATTAAAGCTGCCGCAAGGTGCTGTCCTATACCAAACCGCATTCACAATTACACCAACCGTCAAAGTAACGCTTGTAGGCATGGAATTAGGAGTGGGAACTTGTTCCGCCGCGTTGTCTGTGTCCAGAGCTAGGGAGCAAGATGTAATTCCCGCCCCGTCCGTTAATGCCGTCACTTTCACTTGTACAACGTCTGAATTGGACAACGTAAAGGAATCAAAGTTATTGCTCGGTAGGAATTGATTAACGGTTCCTGCCCGCACTGTCGCGGTGTATGTCCCCCCGGAGCTTGGCGTCGTAGTTACGTCAAAGGGGCAAAACATTGTTCCGGCGGTTGTGCCACCCATCGCTACCAGAGTTGTTCCCGCCGCATTCCTGCTAACCCGGTAATTCAAGCCATTGTGGAGGGTAATCCGTTGTAGTAAATCAATGAGGCGATTGTATCTGGCGGGCGTTATTACGCCGTCATATACCTTGTAGTTGCCGAAAGAAATCTCAGACATATACTAAGCAAGAGAATATATTCCTGTATTCCAGTTTCCATATTCGTAGTTTGTCTCGCGGGTCCAATTCGCGTTGTACTGGCGGCGATTACTCGCGATAATCATCCAATTGACGGCTGTGCCGGGGTAGGAGCCGTCTGGCATTTCAAGCTGAGTTAAATTCGAAAAGCGGGAAGAGGGCTGTGAGTCAAAGTATTCCGTTTTTATTACGTTCGCAGAAGCTAGTCGAAACGAGGAGACGCCATAAAAAGGTGAGGTGCTTGTAAATACATTATTCGTGGAATCCCAGTAACCCGCACTAACCCACGTTGAAAAGGAGGGATGTTCCTGTATCGGGGCCTCTTGGATGCTCGCTTGCTCAACGTAGGTTGTAGATGGCAGGCTCTGGAAATGGTTAGTATAAGTTAGGTTCGCACGACAAATGCCGCCGGGAAGTTGTTCTGTTTCTAGTGTAGTGAGGATATACCCGGCAAGAGTCGGGTGACTAGCATTTATTGAGGGGAGCAGGCTTTGGTCATTATAATCCACCGTTTGTATTACTACCGCCGTCCCATTAAATTCGTAGTTATTTGAGACGGCAATACTTTGTTTGTTCTGATTAGTAACCGCCGCCGCCGTAATATCTGTACCGTATGAGGTTAAGCCCATATTATTATTTACCTTCCTTTTCTAATCGCTTCCAGCCGTAGCAAGAGTTTCTTGCGCCATTTAACACCTGACTAATGCTCACCGATTTCAGTCCTTTTTCTTTACAGAAAAGCCGGATATTTTTTCCACGGAATATTTCGCCCGTAGGACTAACAAGGCTAAATGAATGCGAACGCGCCATTGCCATTTTTAATTGTGTCTCTTTACTAATACCTACACGTTTCATCCGCTGTGAAGCGTTCTTTCTCTGCTCTTCGCTATGGATTCTACCTATTCCTGCTTCTGAAATCTTTCGCTTGGCTTCTTCCGAATGCTTCCGCCCTTTCATTGGCGCAGTAGCATCCTTTGCGATATTGAAACCACGCCCCTCGTCCGCGAATGGTCTTTCAGTATCTAAGTAGAACTGCTCGCGGGTGAATACGTCCTCGATTGCGGTGGTCTCCAAGACGAAGAAAACCAGATTCTCTAATCCGTGCTTGTTATAGTAGTTTTGAAGCGGTTTGTTATGGTGCTCGTTGCATGTAAGCTGTGGAATATGTTCAAAAATAAGTCGATGTTTGAAATTAACTGTGCCACCATAATAGATTGGATGCTCAAAGGTATTACTGGGAATTAAGCCTGATATGAGGTATGCACCCGCGCCGTTGAAGCCGTCTGCAAATGCGTTGTATGAACCGCTAATGAGAATTTGTGGTGAATTCATAATTATTTCCCGTTATAAGGTGAAGGCCCCCGTATTATCGAAGTTCTTAGACTTATCCTCCAACCTCTTGACTACCTCTTTTAGTTGTTCAACGGTTTGCTTTTGCAGTTCAATACCTTTCCTAACCATGTCTTCTTGCTTACCTATGCCCGCGTAGTTAGCACCGACAATGCCGCCGCCTTGTGCCCGCAATGAATCCACTGAGAATGAATGACTTTTCTCTAACTCAGAAAGGGTCTTTTCTGCTTTCTCTAGTTCCTCCTTTTTCGCATCAGCCGCAGACCTAGCCGTTTCTTTCGCGGCCCGGATATGTAACTCCTCTAACTCCTTAATTCTTCGTTTTGAATCCTCGTCTTGTTTTTTACCGTTCTCCTCTAGCTCCTTCTGTAAATCAATCTTCTTGCCCTCCAACTCCAAGGCACCTACTTGGTCATTCTCCAACTTTCTCAAATTAATATCGCGGTCTATTTGATACAATTCCTTCTTTAATTCAAGCTCCCGCTGAGTGAGGGAGAGAGATTCTAGGTGGGCTTGCTTCTGTTTATCCGCATTCTCCTGCTGTAAACGTGCAATCTCCTTTTCCTCGCTTTTACTCTCCTCTACCGCCTTCCCTTCCTCCTCGTTTCCCACCGTCTTTGGCGCAACGGTGTTAGCCTTCTCAGCTTCTTCCGCCCTTATCTCTTTGATTGCGTCCAAAGCTTCGTTTGCCGCCTCCTTTGCCGCTCTAAAACCATGAGGAAGATTTGAGACATACGCCCAAATAACCGCAGTGGCATTTCCCGCCCTTGTAGCCGCATCGGTAATTGCTGCCAGGGCATCCGCGCCAAATACCTTTAATTTGTCGAAATCCTTGGTTAGCTCCTCGGTAGCCTCCGCAATCTTTTGTACGTCCTCGTTAGCTACAACGCTTGCGCTATCGAATTGATTCTGTAGAGCCGCAGAGCCTTGCGCCAAGAGGGGTATTAGGTCTAACGAGCCTCTGCCCAGAACCTTTTGCACCGCCGCCATCTTTTCGGCAGACCCTTGCGCTTTCTCGTAGCCCTCTGACAACTGCAATAGTTTTTCCTCAAGGGGTAATTCAGAGAATGACCTTGCGTTGATACCCAGTTCATCAAAGGCTTGCGCGAGCCCCTTATTGCCCTCCTCGGCCTGAACCGCAGAGGTATTCACCTTGCTCATCGCTTTTGCCACGGTTTCCAAATCTGTTCCATTCTGGTCCGCCGCTTGGCCGACCCTCTGGATGCTCTCCGCAGACTCGCCGAATCTGATAGCGAGCTTTTGCACCCGTTCCATTTGCTCGCCTATGCCCTTCAATGATTCAATTATTGCCCCGGCTGCGAACACTCCCGCAAAGTCTTTTCCCAAATCCTTGAAAGACTCACTCGCGGACTTCTTAAATTCATCTACAGAATTGCGGACGGCAGCAAGCCCCGCTGACACGCTAGAGTTGTCTACTCCTACTTTTACTGATACGTCCGCCATGACTAACCCTTTTCTGTCAACGCCTTGATAAATTCCACCACCGCCGCCTCCTTGTCTGACTGCACATTACTTTTCCCAGTATCGAGATAGCTAAAGGTGGTATTGAACCAAACGCTTTCACCGACGGGTAATTCAAATACCTTTTGCTTATCCCACCCTGTATTTTTAATGAGGGAGGCCGCATGCATCAAAATCCAGGGGATTACCTCTTCCGTCTCTTGACTTATCTCATTAAAACGAGGGAGGGAACAATAGTCGTCAGTGTATTTGATAAAGCCTTGAAGGTGCTTTTTGAGCTTTCTAAACGCATTAATGTTGCGCCAGACTGACAACCTAATCTTGCCGTTCCTCTTAATCTTACTGAGAATTTCATCGCTTGTAGATGATGAGCAGATTAAAACCGCGAGTTCCAAATCCGGCAGCGTCGCTTGTCTGTCCGTGAGAACTAAGGGACTCTCTATATGATAAAGAAAAAGTAGGTGGAGGAGGGATAGAGGCTTCAGCCTCCTACCTAAAACATGATGCGGAACATGAATGAATGCCTCGAAAAAGCGTTCGCTATTAGTCATGCCCTTTCCGGGCTGTCAAAGACCTTAGAGCGTCAGATATTGCGAGGACTGGCACTTGACCGTGACACGGGGAAAATCCTTGTTCGAGGTCTTGTAGTCCACATTTAGAATCGCGTATAGAAGGGCGTTGTAGGTGAGAAGTTGCCCAGGTACTGGCGCGGAGCCGCTTGAAACAATCATGTCTAGGGACAATTCGTTAGACTGGTCATCAAAACGCTGGGTGACGAGTTGCCCATTTTCATTCATAACCTGATTAAACACATTGCACTTAGTTGTAAGAGTAGTTGATTGCACCACAAACCCGGTTAGAGGGGTGACGCCGAAAGTTGCGAGGGTAGTTCCGTAAGTAGTGGGGTTAGCCATAACTTACACGCCCTTGTCAAAAACTAGCTTACACCTAGGCTCTGGCAATTGACAACTAACTCGATTGAACCTTTAAAACTGCGCTCGCTTCTTTGGTTCTCAATGTATTCAATGTAATATCCCCACATATTGAAGGTGGCACCCCCATTAAGGCCCGCCAAAGCCTCGTTTTGGGTAAGTAATGAATACATTTCCGTAAAGGTCTGGTCATGGGCATTGATGGCGTTTAAGGCGTCGTCGGCTTGCGTATAAATACAGACGGTTAGGTTGCCCCTGTAAACGTCCGTGCCGGGCTCTAACTGGGTTAGTTTGCCGCATTCCACGGTTATGCAGGGTTGGGATACTTCGTTTGTCGAGAAGGACGAATAGACATTATAAGCCCCGGAGTAATTCCCGGTGACGTACCCAAGGAATTTGTTTTCAATGAGAAGCGGGAGAGAAGTCAGCATTGTTTATTCCCGCCCTGTCAAAGTTTCTAAATTACCAGCCTGCGGCTTTTGCGGCCTCTTTCATGGCCTTCTCTGCCGCAATTATCATAGTTTCCGCGCGGCCCACTAATGACCTTGCAACGATGTTCATTTTACTATTGAGGTTTGAGAAATACGAAACTTTGTTTGTAACGATTATGTAGGGATTCTCCTCCAAGGTGCTCTTGTCCTCTACGTTGCCCACGGGTTTATCCTGCCACCCTGGAATGCTTCCACCGAGCAACTTGAAACAATATGCCCACCCTGCCTTAGCTGTGCCCACTGCCTTTTGTACTAGCTTCGTATAGTCTGCAATTTGACTTTGCTGGGCTAGGGGAAAACTAAAGGGCGCGGGATAATTCACCCGGCCATCCCTTCGTGCCGCCCTGTGCTTCTCCGGGTCAAACGCCTCAATGTGAATCCTGTTTAGACGGGTGCTATTCTGAAATATAGGGAGTAGTGTAGCCTCGTCTTGTTCAAGAACGGCATCCTTAACCCTCTTGTCCAACTTCTGATTGCGGAAATTGAATTTCTCATTGAACCAATCGGAACGGAGATATACCCGTCCAATATCAACGGCTACACCCTTCTTTCCCGAGGTTTGCTTGTACGGGGGTGTTAGTTGTGCGAGACGTTTTGCCAATAGCTTCGCCTGCTCCTGAACAACGGCCTTCCAACTCTTGCCCGACAATACTTTTAGTTGCTCTAGTTTCCTACTAAACTGTGAGGTATCTATCTCGGCATTCATTACCTTGTCGCCGTCTTGCAACCCAGGAAAAATGAAACCTCGTCGGCATCCACCGTAATAATCCTCATTTCCTGGCCGCCCGCATTAATTAGCTGGCCCGCAACCGGAGCCGTGGAGAAATCCCTTTTCGATACAATTATATTTGAATCGAGGGTTTCAAGAAAGCCGCCGTCTCCTAACTCATCAGATAGTTTTACAAACGAAACGATTCCCTGATAAGTATTCCCGTTGTAGATGATTGCCTCGCCCACGAAGCCCAGGGCCTCGCAAAGTGCATCTTGATGTAATTCTATAAACTCACTCATGCCCTTCCCGTCTTGTCATAATAAGGGCAAGAAAAAAGCCACGGTTAAGTGGCTTTCTCTTTTTGTGGTTAGGGTGAATCTTAGCTTTACTGAGTTGTCACGATTTGCAAACTCTTCGGGTTGCCAACTGCAACGCCATACATGAACGTATAAACTACATTTCGTTTGCCGAGTGAAAAGTCATACCAATCTCTCAACTGTATTGAGAGGTTAGAAACGGGGTCTGTGATTATGGTAATATTACCCATGAGTGGAAGACCTAGTGCGCCTGGGTCTTGCGGGAGCCGCGAGACAAAGGCCATTGAATCGGGACTGCCGATGATGCCTTGCTGGTACTGGCCGGAGGGCAAAAGTGAATACTCAGTAAAAGGAATACCATTTATTACTGGCACATTAGGACCAGCAACGCCGGGGCCTCCCGGAACGAACAAGGTACTAACGAGGCTCGAATCTTGCAGGAGTTGCCCGTAAGCATAGCTATTGAGAACGCCGAAGCGATTAGTCTTGGGGACATTCCGCGTATTTAGTTGAGTCTCCGCGTTAATTATTGTATTGCGATTGACGCCAGTGAGAGCCTGAGCCGTCACAGGATAAGTATAATTTCCAGTAGTCCAAAGAGCCGCTATGCCGGACATGACGCCCAAGCCAATCGAATCCGCGATTGATTCAGCGTATTGGTTGAACAGGATGGGAGAAATCTGGGTCTGTTCCTCGTCATTAATGGAAAACCCGTTGTAAACGTGCTGGTTTAGGGTAACGGTAACATCGGTGGAGTTAAGAGCAGAGGTGACGTAGCCCGCACTCGCAGAATAGGTCTGCATTGTTCCCACGGTAGGAATTTTCGTAATGATAGAAGCGCCGTAAGGAATTTGCTGGCTGGAAAAATCAGTAGCAATTTTAGTGATGACGGGATATTTCGCTACTAAGAGAGCCAAACCGCTTTGCGCGATGAGGGTTGGGGTAAGCGTTCCGATGTTATTAGCCATAGTGTTTTTGGGGGTTAGTTAAAGTGAAGTCCTGCCGATGCCGTTGGTTCCGTTGTCAAAATGCTGCGCGTTATCTGCCGAGTATTTTCCCTAGGTTCTCAGCGAAGTATTTGCCTGCCTTAGTAGGATTCTCTTTTAGGAGCCGTGAGTATTCTGCCTTCGCATCTTCGGAATTGCCTTCGTTGACGGCTTTAACATCAACCTTGACGGGGGCGATGCCGCGATTAGCGACAATCTCAATCGCCTTTTCGTCTGCTGTCTTTTGTGCCGCTGTTAGTTCCGCAACCTTTGCCTGTATGGCTTCAAGGGAAGTCTCTAACTCAGTTATTTTAGTTACCTTAGCCGCAAGTGCCTCATCCGCTGCTTTGAGCGTTTCGTCCTTAGTGGCCGCGCTTGCTTCAAGTTCTGTTAGTTTAACTTCAAGAGTCGCCTTTGCCTCGGTTGCTTTAGCGAAGTCCGCTTTGAGTGTAGAAAGTTGGTCAAGTATATCCATAGGGTAAAAAGTTCTGCTGTTACCGCTGGTGCCTTTGTCAAAAGGGCGTAAAAAAACCCGGAGGGTTAATCCGGGTGTCCTGGGAAGGAGTCTGCTAGTAGGGCTTACGCATTTAGAAACTGGATTAATTCATCTAACTCGCTCAATTCCCCATCGATCAGGCCAAGGGAAACGGCATCGTCCGTGTCATAGGTAAGACCCTGCATTGTATCCGTGGAAACCTTTGGGCGCTTCGCGGTGATGTACGAAGTGAATTGTTGGTATGCTTTATCTACTGAGGCTTGCAGGATTTGCCGCTGGTCATCCGTCAAGCTGGTGCCGGGCAATCCCATCGCCTTGTTTGTGCCCGCCTTGAACAGCTCCACCTTAATGCCCTCATTCTGGAACATCGCGCTTGTGTCGAGTAGGGCCATGTAGATGCCTATCGATCCCACTTGCGCGGACTTGCTTGCGAAAATGCCATTAGCCTGGGACGCGAGCCAATAAGCGGCACTGGCAATAACGTCGTCAGTGAAGGCATAAACGGGTTTTATTGACGTTACCCGAGCGATTAAATCCGCCGTCTCTGGAACACCCGTGATTATTCCCCCGCCGCTGGAAATATTCAGGATTATGTTTTCTATGTTGTCATCCGCCGCAACGGTCCTGAGGGTCTGGCGGAACGCCTGGCAAGAGAATGCGCCGCACATTGCTTCTAGGCCACTGCATTTGTTTAGAATGGTTCCCACTATCGGCACGATGGCCGTAGTGCCTGAAACTTCGTAGGCCGGGGTTTGCTCGTCCGGGTCTGTGAAATCTAAGAGGGATGCGCCATTCAAATGCGCCTCAATCAATTGCTGGATTGCCCTGTGGTTCGCCGGGAGTATTGCCCAAGGCTGTGTATAAACTGCTTCAATGATTCGCTCTAGTCTCATGGGTTAGCCTGTCCCTTCCTTGTCCGTGTCCGCGCCGTCCGCGCCCTGCTCTTCCTCTTGTGCGGGTGTTTCGGTTACTGTTTCACGCACTCCGGGCAGTAGCGTTGTGCCAGCCGGTAGGGTTCTCAGCCGTGCAATATCGACTTTGTATTTCTTGGCAAGTTCATCAAGGAAAGCTTCTTCCGCCGCGTGCTGTTCTACTTCCTTCCGCCAATCCTTGCCCCTGGCACTCCAAAAGCCTTCGTAGTTCCCCATGCTGTTGCCAAGTAGCGAAATCTCAGTATTGCTAATCCTTGTCGGATCAATAGTGATTGATTGCGGTTTTGTGAACGAGACTGCCCAAGGTTCATCCCCTACAGGTGCGTCTAGCTTTTTCCCTTTAAGCAGTGACGCTGTAACCCATAAATAAATCCGGGTAATCGCCCCATCTATAATCATGTTTTGCAGGTGCCCAAAGAAGAAGGCCGCATCTGAGAGGACAAAGCGCACACCCACCCCTGTTAGCTTGTCCGCGTTTACGAGAAATTCATAAGGTAGGGAGATACTCTGGCATACGTCGCGCAAAAGCATTTCGAGAAATTTGAAGAATCCATCTGTAGAACGATTAGAGGCAACCAGATTAACTTTTTCCCCTTGCTCCACGTAGGCAACATTCCCGCCAAATGCCCGTTCCAGGCCGCTATTGGTAGCAACTTTCCCCGATTGCTCTGGAAGAATAGGATTGCCCAAGCCATCAGAAGGAAAGACTCCGCCTAATATACCCGCGCCCGCCTCGCCTGATTTCTTCTCCACTACTGCCGCGAGCGATGAATGGACCTTCATGCAACGCTTTTCCAAAACCTGCATATCTTTGAAATCTCTCATTGAGTTGAGGCTGGATGCAAAAGAGCCAATGCCCCGGAGTTGCCCACGTTCTTATGCCGCATTAGGTGGATTACATTTGCAGCGTCAATTTTTTGATGAGTGCCACCAAAGTAAACCATGTAGGCAGTCACCTTGCCGAATGCGTCAACGAAAAGGCCGTCTATGGAATCGTCTCCCGCGTCACCTGAGTTTTTTACGTTCTCAGTCGAAACCAGCATCAATTGCGGGTAATTAGTAACAGGAGATTTGATTAGGATAATGAAAACTTCTCCCGCTATGACTAACTCCCGAGCGATTATTTTCTGTGCCTCGTAAAAGTTGTATTGGTTGTTTGCGAAACAAAAGACGTTGCTCGCCCAATTATCAAAAGCGGCTGTATTGGCATCGTTGAAAAGAGGGTCGCTAGTAACTGCATTGGCAATCAGGCCGGAGCCAATCGCGTAGGTTTCTACTACTGTTAGAATGCGTTCAAAGAGCGGAGCGTTGTTTACGAGGTAACGTGTGAGACGCGCAATTTCGTTTCTGGTGTAGGCGTTTGGGTTAACGGTCCCCTCTTGGTCGGCCATCCAGATCAGGCTTCTATCCCGAGTCCATACTGGTGCCTCAAAACCTCCCAAGGACATTAGGGCTTTCTTTTCCAGGGGCGCGGCTTGCGTGCCGGCCTTGCCTAGCTCCTCATTGAAGAGGCTCCTGAATTTATTGAGAAACTTGGCCATCAGCTACACCCACTGCCAATCAAACGTGGTATTTGTAATTATACCTTTGTTATAGAGCCGTATTGCCTGTGAGGATTGCGTGAAGAGAACATCAGAGGGCTTCGAGAGATTGTAGGAGTATGTTTTCCCATTTAGGGAACTGCTAATCAGGGTTTTGACAACTCCACCGCCCGCTAACATTTTCTCCAATGCCTTGTTTCGAAGGGTTTCTAAAGTTACTGTGTTGCCTTCTTCATTGGCAATCTCTAGCAGTGCGTACACAAATGCGTCCATAGCCCCGGCCTCGTGTCAATAGTGCTAATCCCAGCCCACGCCCTGAGAGTTATTGAGGTGGTATTCCCGTTTAGGTTGTTCTACTGCCGCCGCAGGGAGTTGCCTTGCCGCTTCCTCTGCCGCCATCGCCCGCGCCAATTGTGGGGCAACTAGGAATTTGAAGGCTTCCAGGTACTTCGCACAATCCCCCATGTGGTTCCGCCGGTTCGTGCATTGCCAGAACGTCTCTAACTTTCCGCTTTTCGTTTTTTTCTCTACAAGGTGTTCGCTGGTTAGCTGGATTTTAAGTTCATCATCCGTGTCTTGTGGCAGGTAGAGCCTGAGTGAACGCTCCCTGATTCCCGTCAGGTAGAGTTGGTCCTTGAAATACTTGTCACCAATGAGGATCAAAGGAATATTTGCGCCTTTGAAAAAGGTGGTTGTCTCTCTGACTGGCGCGAAAAGCCCTTGCCGCTCGTCTCGTCCCACGCATGGCAAAAACCTAAAACCCGTTTTCCTACAAAACTCGTACACTTGGGCCGTGCGGTTCCCACCGGCATCAATAAGACTCCTGTAAACCCCTTGCAAATCGCTTGTCCCTCGAATGGGGTATTGCCGCTGGTAGGTCAAAAGCAAATCCTCGAAACTCGCAATTTCACCCCAGTCTATTACGTGGCTAGAGCCGTCCCTGAATACCGCCTCCGTTACGAAATAGAATTTGTCCCCCTGCGTATCCGCCGCCATCAGAATTACCTGAGGTTTGGAAAGAAGCTCTCCTTTGTTGTACTTCGGGCTCTCCGCAATGAGTATATCAATGTTTGCGGTCTTTAGGGTTGTCGCCCGTTGCTGGAAGCACTCGCCTAAATATGAGTTATAGAAGTTCCTCAGCTTTCCTACGTCGTCTTTTGAAAGCAGGAAGATTTTTGCCATCCCTCCCCAAGTGATGTTGAAAGAGTAGAGAGCGGAAATGTGGTAGCTGCGGGTTTCCACCGGGAACGGGTTGGGGTTCGTGTCCCGCCAGATGCCATTGCGGACCATTCCCACCTTGTCTTGCTCCGTGAGGAGTGCCTGGCACCCTTCGCACTCATACCGCGTGCTCTGCTCCACCTTGTCTATGTCGTAGGTGCCGTTTTCTAGTTTAGCCGATTCCCATTTCAATTGCTCAAAGCGTAAAGTCTGCTCGTGCTGGCAATGGGGGCATTGTACGAAATACTTTGATTGGCTCCCCAAGAGGTACTGAGAGTGAACAACGCTCGTGTTCTCAGTGGTAGGGGTGGATAGGACGATTATCTTTTTGTCATTTGGAAAAGAGATTGTTCTATCCTCTGCCAATTCAAGGGCTGGAGCCTCCCCTATGCTCTCGAAATCAGATTGCTTGTCTGATTCATCTACGATTACTACCGCCGCCGGGTTGGAAGCTAGTTTTGAGGGACTCCCCGCGCCTATGCACCGCAAGATGCACGAGGAAAATAGCATCTCAGTCTTTTTGAGATCGTCTTGGTTGCCCGTTAGAAACTTCTTAACCTCCGCGCTGGCGTGTATTGACGGTGTTAGGCTTCTCTCGCAGAACTGCTGTGCCGCCTCCTTCGACGGCATAATCATCAAAAGCGGAAAAGTGAAGTTGCAGACGTAGTAAAGGAGGAGGTTGTTTGCTAATTGTGTCGCGCCAATCTGTGCGGACTTTTTCAAGATGATTTTCCTAACGCGCGGATTCCCTACATCGTCGTAAATCTGTTTGAGGTAGGGCGTGTGCTTTAACCTATAGCGCCCCGCGAGGTTTGAAGTCTTAGCGTCTAGCCGGATGTACTTCTCAGACCAATCGCTAGGGGGAATTTCCTCTTTGGGCTTAAAGCAACGTGCGAGAATGCCCGCGATTACTGAAACAACCCTGCTATTCACTCTGATAACCCGCCAAATATTTACAGTGGAATAGGGATGAGATTATTTCGTTAACTTCCCTTGTTAGGATTTCCCTGATTGCCAGTTCATCCTTGCCCATCAGCTCTAACGCAACGCGCCTTGGTAGTGTGTCCAAATCCTGCCGCAACGTGTTGAATAAGTCGTTTAGAGTGTTCTGTAGGTCTGAGAGGGAGATTGATTGCTTGTTTGCCTCCGCAACCTCTGGGGCGGATTCCTCATTCTTGCGCAACTGTTCCGTGAGGATGGTCCATGATTTCAGTTTATTGGTGGCGAGGTTCGCGTCCCCGCTTTGAAGTGCTGCCGCGTATTCCGCGTGTGCCGCCGCCTCCTCTTCCTGTAGTCGCTGAATGGATGCCGACAACCCAAGGGCCGCGTTTGCGTCGAGGCGCGGGCCGTCTGGGATAACCCCGAGATTGAGCGTTAGAGGTTTGCCCGTGCGCTGGTTCGCTATCCGGGTGCGCGTGCCTTCCTCATCGTCCAGGGGGAACCCGGCTTTTGCATAGCGGGCGATTGTGCGGACTGAAACGCCGTAGAGGGCCGCGTAGTACTGATAGGGGTGCTTGTGGAGGGATGACATTCCCCCGTGTCACCATGTCAACGCAAGATGCCACCAGACACGCGCCAGAACGCTCTAGGATGACCCAGGAGCGACTTTAAGGGCCGTCCCCGCGTCATCTGTCACCGGGAATGGCAGGGGCTACTCAGGGAACGTGACAACATGACGGCTCGATCTGAAAACCTGCGCGCACAAAAAGACCGGGCTGTCTCGTGAACCTCGGCTTGTTTTGAACGCAAAAAGATTCCTTATATGCCATATTGACCGTTATCCGGCTGTTTGGTAGAAGCCTGTCCCTATGGATTTTCCACAATATCTACTAATCGAAGGACGAGACGTTCCGCCTACTGAGCACGAGCCCGAATGGAAGTGCGTCGTAAAAGTCACGCCTTTAGCTATTGAGGGACAACTTCAATCCGTGAATATGAGACTCGACACGGTTAACCCTGTAGAGCTTAAAAATCAGGTTGCGAGTACCGCAATCAATGGGGCTCAAACCGCAATGTCCAACAAATATCCCGGACGTAAGTTTCATATCACACCTCTCTTTATGAGTGAAGATGCGGCATTTAATGTGATGAATGGGCAGTATCCATTACTTTCGCTGTCAACCGGGCTCCAAGTGTGGGAGTTCCAATCAACGAATTTATTCTAGCCTCACGAAACGGAACAGCCGGACCCTATATCCTCGCTCCGCGATGAAGCCCCGCTGGCAGTACGATGATAACTCAAAAAACTGTTCTGATCCTAGGTGCTGGAGCTAGTATTCGTTTCGGTTTTCCGTCAGGCACGGAGTTAATGCGAGAGATTTTGCAGTACAAACCAGAGAGCGAGAACGTCGATTACTTAACTGCCTGCGGAATCTATCGAAGCGATATCCAGGCTTTTCAGCGTATTCTGCAAGGTTCGGGAATGCTTTCCATTGACGAATTCTTGGAAGGGAGACGGGACCTGATCCCGATGGGAAAAGCGCTGATTGCTTTAACACTTTCGAAGCACGAACAAATTGATCGTCTCTTCGATCCGGAAATAAAAGGAAAAAGTTGGTACGATTACCTGTTTACCAAGATGACGATTGGAACGAAGGATATTAAAGCAAACAGTATTTCGTTCATCACCTATAATTATGACCGCTCTCTTGAGGCATACTTTCACAGGGCTCTAATGAATAGGTTTTCACTCGATGGCCACAATGCAGAAATGCAGGTGCGTAATCTTCCGCTAGTTCATATTCATGGCCAACTCGGCAGTATCTTCGATCAGAATACAATTAATTTCTACGCTCCGATAAGATCCGGAGGTGACCTTAAGCGTGCGACAAACGGCATAAGTATTATTCACGAGGCTAAAGAGGATTCAAATTTGATTTATGCACGAAGGCTACTCGCAGAAGCGAAAGTTGTAGCGTTCCTAGGATTTGGATACAATCGATCTAACATGGAGCGCCTACAGCTTGAGAACTGTTCCAGCGCCTCAATCTACGGGACGACTTTCGGCATGAAAAAGGCGGAAGTTTCGGCTATTGATGACATGTTCGATCCAGTTCGGTTTAACGACCATCCCGGTGATATTCTCGACGCATTGAGGGATTGGGGAATATTGGAAACTCCTTTTTCCCGGCTGTTCCCGCCTAATCCGACTTCGTAGATTCCTCTACTCCTAAGAGCTTTCTGACTTCGCTTTCCGCAAAATGCAGGGAATCGCCAACACGCTTGTAGGCGTCATCTATCCTTTGCAGAAGGTTAGGGTCTTCGCATCCATCAACGGATCGTTCTTTTTTTAAATGACTCAAGAGAATAGCAGTTTCTGTTGCCGCTTTCCGAATCAAGGCAGCGGAGCCTTCACTAATGTAAACTTTATGCTTATCAAAATATTCGTAAAAATCCCGGATCTTTAGCCCGAAGTCCTTACTAGCCTCGTGAAATATGGTATTTGTCGAGGTAGTACGGATATTTCCGACGATCCCCACGAGGTCATGGAGCTTCACATTCGTCTGCTTTATAAATTCAAACCGGTCCCCATGTAATGGGCTCGCGCGTTCATGTGAACGAAAGTCACTCACGGGACTATCGTCTGGGTATTCCGCTTCTATGATATATTCGAGTTTCCCGTGCATTTCCTTTTCGAAGAGATTAAAAACTTCTTCGCTTTTATGAGCTTGGGAAGTATAGTAATATTCAAAGCATTGATAGCTTTTCAGGTCACTCGGAAGAGCATTAAACTCTTGAGTTATGATGATTGTTCCATTTCGCAAAGCATGCCGAATGCCTAACTCATAATAAACATTTGGGCGACTTCCGGTCAGATCAGCAATCACAATTTCGCTTTGGTCAATATCCCGGACTATCTTCTTGATGAAATTCCCCGGATTGGCTCCGGAGCATTTGCAATCTATTTTAGCGCCCGAAAACGACTCGACGGCTTTCTTGATCCAGTTTTTGAAAATGAATTTCCATTCTTCTTTCGTAATTTTAACCTTTTTAGCCGCCCTCTTATGCTCCGTGTCCGAGAAGGGGAGAATCACGAAACACTTTAGGTTCGCCTTTGGCGATGGACTTGCGACGGGCTCACTCATTTGACCGGAATTATGCCGACATGCGGCTCAACCGCAAGCCTCAAGCGTAGTAAGCATCCTCCAAATCCCTAAAACCATGATCTGGCCCACGCTCAAACGCCAGCAACCAGGATATTCATCCTTATCCTATGTATTTCGCCGCCACTTCCACAATGTCTCCCAGATAGCTCTTGGCCGTCACGAGCCTTTCAACGGGCATCTTGGCGGGATCGAGATTCTCCAAGAACCGGATTATCGTTCCAAACGCATCAAGTAGAGTTAACCACTCAATATCTACGAAATGTTCAACTTTTTGGAGCGGGGGCCTAATCGAATCTGTGATATAGTCCTTCATTTCCTTCACGGATAAATTCTCCCTTTCTGCTTCTCCTAGGAATTTCAGGGCCAGGTTAACGTCTCGCTTGCAGAGCCCAATTGCTTCCTTGTGGTGTGAATAGCTGACGTTCTTTCTAAGTGAAGGCGGAAAATGTCGGCACACCTTCTTGGCATGATATAGTGTCTCCGGCTTGTAGTGCGTACCCGCCAGGGCCTTCGCATATGCCTCGCTCTTTCTTAACTCCGTGAAATTCAGAAAGTCACCCAACAACCACAAGATTGAAGATTCTACTGTTTTCAAAGAAGTGAATACCTCGGCCAATTCCTCATCCGAGATTTCCTCCTTGAGTATCAAATAGTTCTTTCCAATCTCTAAATGCTCTGGGTCTATTGTTATTAGTTCATTCATGTTTTCATTCCTTACTTTGAAGTCAGGTTTACAGATCATATTTTCGTTGATTGCCACGTCGATACTTGTCCTTCGCCTCTTCTGATTTGCACGCACGAGGGTTTTTAAGGTTTAGCTCTTTGATAACTTTCTGTACTCGGGCCGAGAAAACTTGCCGGGATACCCCACATAACTCTTCCGCGATATATCTATGGGACAGCCCTTCTCTGAGACTCGAAAGGTTAGCCGCCTGTATCAAGACCTCGATTTCTAGCTTTGGATTGGTTGAGTTGGCAATCAGGAGCAATATCTTGATTAATACCTCGGAGAATATTTTACCTCGCTCCTCTTCCACCTGCTCCTCCAATAAATCCCGCAATATGTCATCAATGGGCTGATTCAGGGACAGGCGTTCGCGAATAATGTCCTCAAGCGAGTCCAGTTCCGCCGCCATATCCGGGGCCGGGCTCACAATATCAAAAGTTTCACTCTTGCCGTCGTAAACGATTTTTCTATTAGTTGGTTCCGCTTTACCGTGTTCTGTGAATTGCATGGTGCCCTCCGTCCTCTTCTCCATCATCGCCGCCATTTCGTCTCTTAATAATCGCCATCAAACAGCTCAGCTTTCGATTGATCTCAGTCAGCTCCAATATTATGTACAAATCTCCCGCACTCATTTTATTCAGAATCCAGGTACATTTTAATCCGCTTCCCTATACTTGCATCGCGCCATTCGGGGTTTTCGCCTAACTTCCGATTTCTTTTAATAATGGATCGCAAGTAATCTATGGTCCAGTCACCGGGTAAATCATGTAGAACGTTGAAATCTTTGTCTGCACACCTTACGTTAGCGATGAAACCGTCCACCATCCAATCCGGGGGATTACCGCCGTCAAACGCTTCGTCCCAAATTTTCTGTTTTTCCTTCTTCGTCAGATTTTTCATTCTCATTGCCACGCTTACCTCCGTTGTTAATTGTCCTTCATAGATTACTTACACTTAGAAAGTGCGAAAATGAAGTTTCTAACGAGAATAGTTCATTTATTCTAAGCCTTAGTCCAACCCTTGTATGCGGACCGCTTACCATTCAGGACTTGGCACATGTTCCCATTGTTCAAGCCATTTTCCTTGCAGAATGCCGATAAGTCCTTTCCCTCAACAAGCTCCCCATCTGGGTTGTATAATTTGAAGGGTTTTTTGTGGGATGCGGACATTTTGAACCTTGTGCTTTCAGTGAATGGCTTCCTTTTACGCCCCTTCTTCGCCCTAGACATTTTCGCCCTCGTTTCCGCAGTTGGCGAGCCACCGCTACCACCGGGCTTTAAGTTATAACCGTTTGGAGCGAGTGTATTAATATCTTTGATATAATGTATCTCCTTTTCGTCCAATTCGACCCTTTCGCACACTTCCAGGCGAATGAATGTAAACTGATCCCCTCCGTAAAAATTCCACGCATTTTGTAAATATGAGTTAGGATGCGTGCCCTTTTCGAGTTGGTATAGGTGCTGGTTCCACCTCGCGCCCAGATTCACGGATTGCCCTATATATGCGTGTTCTCCGTTATAGCCGCCAAGATATAGGCCGGAAATGGCGTAGATGCCACAAACCTGCTGTTGATATGGATTATACATTATATCTTACCTTTACACTTTTTTCCCGCGAAAGTGAAATTGCCGCCAAAATAAATTGCTTTTTCTTTTCGCTCCTTCGCAGACGGATTCTAACCAAGGCAAATTTACCGCCGCAAGCTCTCCATAATTCCCGCCATGCCGTTTTTATTCCTCGTCCGGGTGAAGAGAAGCCCCCAGCCGTGCGTTGGTCATCTCGAAATATTCACGGGAGGAGTCAAAGCCGATGAAAAACCTGCCAGTATTTCGACACGCAACCGCCGTGGTTCCGCTCCCGATGCAATTATCTAGGACCAGCTCTCCCTCGTTACTATAGGTCTTAATCAGGTATCAATAGTCCCATTATCAATCTCCCGCATGCCTTCCAGGCAATCTTGGTTGTATATCGTATCTACGGGCAGCACTGGTTAGCCGCCCGTTGTCAAGGGACTAGATTAATCCACGCTGAAAACTAAATGATTTTGGGAAAAGTGTAGAGATTGGGGACGGAGCAAACACCAAAAGAAAGCCAAGGAGAAAAATATGGAAAGCGTAGCAAATACCACACAAGCACACACACACACCGGAAAATGCGGATGATAGGTTATATGAACAACTAATAGAGGCCGCGCAATTCTTAAAGAGGGCGCGGGAGGGCGTGTATGCGCTCTTTTATGCGGAAGAGGAGAAATATGCGGCCTACACGAAGCGGGAGAGGAATACTAAATATGGGCGCGAGCAAGGGGAAAAGGTGGAGGAACTTGATGCCCTCTTTAATGACCTAACTTTAGGGATGGGCAGGATTTACGAGGCATTGGAGGAAAGATGGGGCATTGAGATGGAGTAGTATTAGGGTTTTGTTCCGCTTGCCGGAACATAAGTGGAGATTGGTATTTGAAGCGGGGGGATTGTAGAAAGTATCTCAGGGGGCACGCCCGAGGGCCAGTAAAATGGAGGATGCCTGAATGCATTAGTAAGTTTTGGTGTATTCCATGCCATGAATAGGGCGCGGCCTGTCAATTAGGGGAACAAAACCCTAAACTACCCATATGCCAATGGGTTTTCCGGGGCCGCAGCTAAATTCTCCTTTAATCTGAATATTTAGGAAATAAATCAGTGATAGGGTCAAGAAATCCGCGCCCAGTACGGGTTTTAGGAAAAGAAAGGACAATGAATAGGTACAATAAGGTTAATATATATAACAATCAATACCCTCCCCCATCCCTATACCCTTTTATATGCTACTTTTTAGCCTGTTTTGGAGAAAAGTGTATAACTTAGAAACAACAATGACTTATCAGAAACTTTACATACCTGAGAACTTAGATATGGCCCTACTTGATGGGATGAGGAAGGAATACAAATATAAAGTCCTCTTTTTTGTATCCAGCATTTACTTTTGCCGTGTGACTAACAAAAGGAATTGCGGGGAGTTCATACCGCTGTCCCAAGAATTTCTTCACAGATTTATTGACTGCCACTTTGTAAAGCGGGTGCGGGATGACCTTCTTAGGCTCGGGGTTATTGAGGTCGATTCGTCCGGCAAGCGCGGCACCAAGGGCAACGGCTGTCTTGGTTATAAATTCACGGAGAAATACGCGAACCAGCATTTTAAGACAGTCACAAACCCCTACCCAAAAAAGAAAGAACCCATTGAAATGAAAAACCCGGCGCACAAATACCTATTAGAGCAACTTAAACAAATAACCATCCTGCCGGAAGCGGAGGATGAGATAGAAAACATAATCAACGAAGAACTAGACCTTTATAGGGACGCGGTACACGCTCGCAACTGTGCTTTGATTTCTACTCACTGGATTCAGGATGCCGACTGGTTTTTTAAAGTGGATAGAAAGACGGGAAGAGTTTTTCATAACGTCTGCAACTTGCATAAACGTGTGCGCCCATTTCTCCGGTATAAGGGCATGCCCCTGGTAGAGGTTGATATTTCAAATTGCCAGCCCTTGCTTCTCTACTCGCTTTATCCAGACAAAGGCGCGGATGAGGCCCGCCGTTACCTTGAGCTAGTTGAAAGCGGAAAGTTCTATGAAGTCTTGCAGGTGCTTTGCGACGCGCCAGACAGGGAGAAATTCAAAAAGCAGTTCTACAGCTACCTTTTTAGTCCTAACTACTGGCAAACGAAGGCGGGGGAGGTTTTTAAGAATCATTTTCCAGAGTTAGCGGCGGTAATCTACGAAATGAAAAAGGATGAATACAACGCCCTCGCCCTCGCCTTACAACAACTTGAGGCGGATTTGGTAATAACCGCCGTGGTCCCCATCCTTGCTCAAAAAGGAATTCCTATTGTTACCATTCACGATTCCATTGCTACTCTGCCGGAATGTGTTGAGGAGGTTAAAAAAGTCATTCAAACAGAATGTTTTAGGTTATATGGAATTGCACCCAGCATCAAAGAGAAGGCCGCGCCGAGATAAAGACGGTCATCCAGAAGCCCAAAACCTCTCCACGCCAATCCTGGAGCGATCACGGGCCATTTCTGGCAGTGCCATCAATCCGGGATTATCACATTGACGAAGGATGCCAACGGGGGGTAGAGGGGTTGCGATGCGTTCATTTCGAGAAGTGTTTTTGTTCCTATGGACCGTCCTCTGGAACTGGTCAAACCTTGCGACTGGAGGGGTGATTATGGCTGTCATCTGGTTTTACAACAGTGTTTTGGGACAGCCTATCTCTGGTTTGGAATGGGCTGGCTTGGCGGCATTATTTTTTCTTACGGCCACATTTTTTGCGTGGAGAGGTGAACATCGGGAAAGAGAGAACGCCAACAAACAACTTACCAACTGCGAGCCTGATCTCAGAATAAACGTCACCGAGTTCCAAAGCGGGATATTGGAAAACGGAGAGAGGTTTTTGTTTTTGATACTGGAGGTTACTAATTGCGGCGCAGATAGCATCGCAAAGGGGTGGCCGATGAAAATGAAAACGGAGAATGTTGAACGATCTATGGCCCCGGCAGATGTTCCAATGGGATTTACGGGAACATTCCAAAATGGCGTTTCGCGTCGATATGAAAGAACGGATGTGCTGTCAGAAAACTCTGCGACTATTATTGCCAAGGGCGGGGTATTGGCGGGTGTATTAACATATATGTTACCGGAGGATATATCAGATCGCGAAATAGAGAAAGGTGATGTAGAATTAACGATTGAGTGTTCTGATTTCAAGAACAAGAAATCTTCTTATACAAATCTCGTAAAACAAATAAAGGAAGATTCCCGAAAAGAAAACTTCCATTCTCATAAAGTAGGACAAACACTAATCAAGCAGCTTTCGTCAACCTCTGACACGGTAGCTTTGTCGAGTAATGCCTTTGACAAATGCCCCCTTATTGTCGAGATTGTTAATAATGATGTGGGAACCGGGGTGTGTCCTATAATGGCAAATATTATTAACACGGACCTAGATCGTGACATCGCAATACTTTCGATTCGTTTAATAACTATTCGAGATGGCCGCGAGAAGATTTCAGAGCGAAAAGATTACGCTCCCTTATTGACCCTTGGAAGTACCAAATCCGATACGAAACTCCCCGCAGGAGAGCGATTGGAAATATTGTTTCAATCCTCCGAAATGAAGATTGGGATGGATTCTGATTTCTATCTTGTCGAAGTTGAGACAATGGATAAAAGAATCGCCCGAAGTGAGATTGTTCCTATAAGCGTCAAACTTAGGCCGCCCGCTCAACCAACTCTGCCAACAGTAACTTCGTCGAGTACATAATCCCGGATCAATCCGGGGAATACAAAAGTAGTTCCCCCGGCTCGCATTCCAACACGATGCAGAGCCGATTGAGGATTTTAAACGGAATCAGTTCTGTTTTTGCATTCTCCAAGAGATTTAGACGCGGGCGGGACAAGCCGATTGCATTCGCCAATTCAAATTGCGCCATTCCCCGTTCCTTCCTCACCGCCTTGATGTTGATTATAACCATTGGGGAAGGTAGCACGCTCGCCTTTTCCCGTCAAAGATTTGTTATGGGAAACGGAACAGTAGGTAAGCGCCGGGATGATGAACTGTATATCTATCTATATCTATCCATTAAAACAAACTACTAACTATCCCTTGACGCATCTATAATTTTCGTATGATTGTATAGGTGAACAAGAGCCAAGAAAAGCGGGAGGTAACTTTAACGGAAGCAATGGAGGGGTTTGCGGTGCTGCCCACTGTCCTTTCATCCCTCCAAGAATTACAAAAGCAGATGAATGACATTCAGGCGGACCTTGCCGCGATCCACAAACAGAATGGAGGGGGAGATGCTCCCTTTACTTGGCAGAAAGCGAGGGGCAAGCAATTCGTCGGCATCAAGGAAGCGGCCTACCTATTGGATGTTTCAGGTAGCACCGTCAGGCGGCTTTTAGACCGTGGGCTTTTAAAATGCAGTAGTGCCACCCGTCACAAAAAAATAACCGTTGAGTCCTTAGAGGAATACAGCGGCAAGACAATTATTTAAAGAACTACATCCTTCCTCGGCTCCCGCTTCCCACTGAGTAATGCAATCTGTGTTTTCTCGTAGTTTTTCAGGTCATCATCCAGCACCCAGGAATAAGTGCGACGTATCAACACCCCGTTGTCCTTGTGGCCCTGCCAGCGTGCCAAAGTCTCCGGCTTAATGTCTCTCCGTAACATCCAAACTATCCGGGCCTTCCGTAAATCTCGCGGGCTATACTGTTTAAGGCCAAGCCGCTTGCATGCGTTCGATAGACCCTTTTTGATACTCCTAATCTTAAAGATTTTTTCCTCGGGATCGGGCTCGCCTTGGCGCACATAGAGGTTGAGCATAAAATCTCTGAGGTCCGGGTAAAGCGGGACGGGGAAATAGGCCCCGGTTTTAATCCGCTTACACTGCATGAAACCATCTTCAAATTTTACATCGTTCCAAATGAGGAAGTCGGCTTCCGCCTCGCCCAATGCGGCAAGGTGGAGAAAGGAAACTTTGTCCGCGCTATCTTCCGCCGTGTCAGAAAACTCTTGCTCACGGATGCTACGTGCAATTGCCTCGCATTGCTCAATGGTGGGGACTTCTGCGGGCTTATCCTTCAACCGCAACCGTTTCGTGGAGAGGCGGGTGTAGGGATTTTTTTCAATCAACTCATCTTGTATTGCCAAATCGAACATCATCTTAATGAAGAGAGTGAGGGCATTGAAGGTGCGGGGCATCCATGATTTTTCCAGCTTCCCAAGCATCTGCGCAAAGTCACTTGGCTTAATCTTATCAATGGGCATATCCATGATGGCCGGGGCCTCCGTCTCAATCGTTTTAAATCGGAAGGTGTAGCTCTTGTGGGTGGAGCCTGCTTTGCCTCCTTTAGCCTTCAAAAACATTTCATACAACTCCCTGAATGTGGGCATGTCTTTCGCTTCCGGTGCGTCCAGGGAATCAATCCAGTTGCGCAACGCAGCCTCAGCCAATTTGCGGTCTGTTATCTTGTCGCCGTTCCCCGTCCGCAGAGCCTTATTCAGAATCGTCCCCCTGTGCTTCTTCACGCCATAGTAGTTCTTGTTCTGCTCGTGGCGATAGAGGCAGGGAACGCCCGTGGGTTTTAGCTGATTTCGTGTGCTCATGGCTACGGGTATAGACTGGCGGTATAGATTTTGCAAGTTTTCTCTCGCACGAGCAGGTCGTTTACACGGCGTTGGTCGGGGGTTCGAATCCCTCACCGCCCATGTCCTTATCCGGCCGGCTTTGGCAGGCCACAAATGAAAAAAGGGCGCCATCCCGCCGTTTCCGGGTTTTAACTTGAACCCGGCTCTGGCTGGGACAATTCTGGCCGCTCCCCCCTGTTCATATGCAAGCATCCCCTACCCTCCGGAATGTGGAATCGATCCATCGGGCTTTCAGGCGGCCGTGTTTGTTGGGCACTGCTTTAATCGCGGTGGCGTTGCAGTCGTGCTCCGCTACGGACCTTTCGATCGTAACGGCAGGAGCGGTGGGTGACGGCAAGACGCTCAATACAAAGGCGATTCAAGGGGCGATCAATCAACTGGAATCGCAGGGAGGGGGGACGCTCGTCATACCGTCGGGACAATTCCTGACGGGGGCGCTTTTCCTGAAGCCGAAGATTAATGTATCGATAGATGCGGACGGAGTTTTGCTCGGGTCCACCAATATCCTCGATTACCCGGAGATGCCGACGCGGATCGAGGGGCACGAGACGGTCTGGATTCCGGCGCTGCTCAATGCTGCCTGGTGCGACAACCTGGAGATCACCGGGAGCGGGACGATCCAGGGCGGGGGACAGCCATACTGGGACGCGTTCTATAATGCGAGGAAGGTGAGCAGCGCCACGAAGAACCTGGATGTCAAACGTCCGCGAAACATCTTCATTTCGGATTCAAAGAACGTGCTGCTCAAAGGGATCAAGCTGCGCGGATCGGGTTTTTGGAATCTGCACCTCTACCGCGACCAGAACGTTACGGTCGAGAGCGTGGACATCCGGGAGCCGCACGCGCCGAGCACGGATGGGATAGATGTGGATAGCTGCCAGGATGTGACAATCCACGGATGCTATATCTCGGATAATGACGACAACATCGCGGTCAAGGGGAGCAAGGGACCGACGGCCGATACCGATACGACTTCACCGCCCGACGCCCATATTCATATCTCGGACTGCACGTTTGGCCATGGAAACGGTATCCTGACGCTCGGCAGCGAGGCGACTTATGTCCACGACGTGACGGTGGATAATTGCAAGATCGAGGGGACGGAAACGAACCACGTCCTGACCGTAAAACTGCGGCCCGATACGCCCCAGCACTACGAGGATATTCACGTCAGCAACATCGTGGACAATGCGCCGGGGACGATGATCAACCTCGCGCCGTGGATCCAGTACTTTGACCTCGGCGGGCACGCGCCGCCAACTCAAACGGCGGAAAATATCACGATCTCAAACGTGACCGGCAGCACAACCGGCTTTGGCCGGATCGCCGGGCCGGACAAGAGTGTGGTCCGGAATATTACCATCTCGAATGTCGACCTGAAGGTCAGCAAGCCGGGCGCCGATATTAAAAACGTCCAGGGCTTGAAGCTCGACAACGTGAAACTCAATGGTGTGGCGCTGACGGAGCCGGATCAGGGAGCGGCAGCGCCATCACCGGCGGATTAGACACGGTTTCTGGTTAATCTGTCGAGGGATGGCGATCGAAAATCGCGGTGCTATTTCGATCGGGGCAAGCCGGCTGATAGCAGCGGAGTGCGGGATTGGCTCGAAGGCGGCAAGCTGAATTCGCTTTTGCAGGGCCGGCTCGCCAGAGAGATTGATGACAGGGGCTTTGCCCCTGACTCGAGTTTGGCCCTGACTAGTGAAGACAAGAGGGTATTGATTGCGCTTGTGTCTAGTCATGAGACTAGTTATACGTCGAGGGCATGGGTTACCTCACCAAAGTCCAAACCA